TTGAAACAGTACAAATACCTCACACTGCAAGACCGCGAGCTCTTTGAGCGCGAATACTCTGCCGGCGCCCGCGTCGCCGACATCGCGGAGGCGCTCGGGATCCACCTCGGCACCGCCTACAAGGAGCTCGCCCGCGGCGCCGTCCTCGACGAATATGGCGATCCCGTGCTGGACAAGCAGCAGCGGCAAGCATACAGCGCCGAAGTGGCTCAGCGGCGAGTGCAGGAGGGGCTCAGGCGCAGAGGCAAACGCGCAGAGCCGGCAGACGACACCGACACGGCCGGCGCATAGCAAACCCGAAACAGCCAAGAACACCCGGCACCTGCCGGGCCGAATTAAGGAGGACAAGCATGAACACCTACAAGATCACCGCCACCAGAGGGGACGGCTCACAGGTCTCCGACAACTTCACAGAGCGCACCGAGGCCGCCGCCCGCAAGAGCTTCAAGGAGTGCTACCGTCACGACACCTACACCATCGACAGCGTCGAGCTCATAAAAACCGACGCACAGGCCAGCAAGAAGCAAGAGGCCGAGACTCTCGCCACCATCGAGAAGCTCGTCAAGGAGCTCGGCCCCGACAGCTACCTCGCCACAGCCTTCGCCGGCTGCTTCGATCTCGCTGAGTGGAACATCGAAAACGACGGGGGCGACAGCTTCAAGGAGCGGGCCGAGCTCGCTCAGGAACGGGCCAAGCAGTACGCCGACAAGGCCGACGAGTACAAGGCACAGGCCGAGCGCATCGCTGGCCGGATCGCAACACTGGAGACCGAGATCGAGATCCTGAAGCGCCCGGCGCCCCCTGTCGAGGCCCCTGTGGAGATCTCCAGCCAGCTCCTCGACGACGTGGCAGCCTTCACCGGCACCTACGTCCACGAGGTCAGGGTCGCCGTCCTCGAGAACATCACCGCGATCGCCAAGGACGCCACCCTCGCCGGCCTCCTCCGGGAGTACGCCACCCGCAAGCAGGCCGAGGCCGAGGAGTACCGCCGGGATCTCGAGAACGCCGTCCGCTACGGCCACGAGTTCAGACCTTCCAACAACTGCCTCACCCATGCCGGCAGCTACCGCGACGTCATCTACGACCTGCTGAGGCCCTACTGGGAGAAGGGAGCGCAGTCATGACAAACGATGAAGCGTATCTCCTCGACCTCAAGGATCTCGACACGGCCGTCGCCGGCTTATTGCAGGCCATCCCCGAAGGGGAGACGAAGCGGGCCAAGGCGGCCCGCGCCGCCGCCGAGAGGCTGGCAAGCGACGCCCGGGCGACGATCGCCTGCATGACCCGCGACTACATCGTCACCGAGCTCGACGGATCCGCGCCGGCGCCCCGGCAGCAAGAGCAGCCGGCCAGCGCCTTCAGGTACGACATGGCCCTCCTCTCTCGGGCTTCCTTCCCTGCGGAGCTCGAGGAGGGCGGCCGGCCCTGCATCGTCGAGGTCACGGTCTACCGGCTCAACGCCGTGGCCGTCAACAGCTTCCTGCTGGAGGGAGAGACCGAGGCCGAGGACATCGCCCGCCGCTTCCTCGGCCTCTCTGACACTGACACCTACATGACCCGGCACAAAGTCGACGACCTTCTCACGGTCGTCCGAGTTCTCGGGATCGACGGAAAGGAGCGGATCGCATGAACAGGATCAAGAGCCTCAACGGTTACACCATTTTTCAGGCCGGCCCGCGGGACGTCAAGAAGCACGGCTTTTCTGAGGGCAGCTTTTACGTCTACTTTTCCAGCGACGTCCGCGACTTCGGCATCATCAACAGCGAGCCGGAGTTCGAGGACTGCGGCACCCTCGAGGAGGCCGTGGCCCACTGTGCCGGCAACTTCGCCATCGCCAAGGAGATCGTCGAAGGGCGCACCACGGCCGCCAGCATGGAGGAGATCCTCGAGGTCGAGGCACAGCTCGACGGCGGCGCGGATCCCGACAGCCTCGACGACGAGGCGCTGGAGCTCGACGAGCCTGACGGCCAGACGGTCGAGGACGTTCTGACCAGCCGCTTCCCCGGCATGGATCCCGACACGCTCGACAAGATCGTCGCCACAGCCGCCGGCCTACATATCAACCCGGAAGCCATGCAGCGGATCCTCGACGCCTTCGATCACGTCGCCGACGTGGTCAAGGAGCTGGCCGCGAAGTTCGTGGAGCTCCTGAAGCCGATAGCCGAGGCCGCTGCGGCCGTCGCCCGGCACTTCTACGACTCGGTCGCCCGCTGCTTCGTGCCGGCCAAGTGGATCCACCTCAGCAAGCACGCCAAGAAAGCCCGGACGCGCAAGAAATACCGCAACCGCATCAGGCGCGAGATCTTCGCAGCTCTGGCCTCGGAAGGAGGTGGGAGCTCATGATCGCCAAATGCGTCGGCTGCGGCCTCCACTGGAGCGTCAGCGTCCTCGCAAAGATCCCGGAGTCGGGCTACACCTGCCCGCACTGCGACAGCCGGCGCCGCGCCGGCGAGCCGCTAAAAAATGAGCGGCCAAGGCCGCCGAGAGAGGAGCCAGCACAATGCCAAAAATTGAGTATGTGCCGAAAAACTTCAGGCCCGAGAGCCTGCAACTGATCGAGAAGATCAACACCGTCATCGCTGACTACGCCCGGCAGGGCTTCGGGCTCACACTTCGCCAAGTCTACTATCAGATGGTCGCCCGCAACATCATCCCCAACAACGAGCGCAGCTACAAGAACCTCGGCAACCTTATCAGCGACGCCCGGCTGGCCGGCCTGATCGACTGGCAGGCCATCGAGGACAGGACGCGCAACCTGCGGGGCAATTCGCATTGGAGCGACCCCGGCAGCGTCATCGACTCGGCCGCCTACTCCTACCACCTCGACCACTGGGCCGGCCAGCGCAACTATGTGGAGGTATGGGTCGAGAAGGACGCCCTGATCGGCATCGTCGGCCAGATCTGCCAGCGCCTCGACGTCAACCATTTTTCGTGCCGCGGGTACGTCTCGCAGTCGGAAATGTGGGAAGCCGCTCGACGGCTGAAGCGCCGGAGCGACCAAGGGCAGCACATCGTCCTCCTGCACCTCGGAGATCACGATCCGAGCGGCAAGGACATGAGCCGCGACATCTCCGACCGCCTCGTCACCTTCGAGACCTATGGCGTCGAGTTTCACCGCCTCGCCCTCAACATGGATCAGGTGGACGCCTACAACCCGCCGCCCAACCCGACGAAGCTGACCGACAGCCGCGCCAGCGGCTACATCGCCGAGTACGGCCACGAGTGTTGGGAGCTGGACGCGCTGGAGCCTATGGTCATCAGCAACCTGATCCGCGACCACGTCACCAAGTACCGCGACGAGAAGGTCTACAACGAGATACTACGCCGGGAGAAGCACGGCAAGGATCTCCTCACCGACGTGGCCGAGCTGTGGGATGACGTCATTGAAAGCCACTGGGACGAGATCAAAGCCGACTACCGTTAAACCGTCATTTTGAAAGGAGCAGCACCATGAAAAAAGCACTCAAAGCCCTCACCCGGGGCACCATCTTCCCCTATGCCGGCCAGCGCTGGATCGCTCTGGAGCACGACGCCACCGGCCGCACCCTCTGCCTGACCGAGGACATCGTCGAGGATCGTGCCTTCGATGACGGCAACTGCAACGACTGGGGCAAGAGCTCAAGCCGCACCTACCTGAACGGCCCATTCCTCGACAACCTGATCGAGGCCGCAGGAGGATCCAACCCCTTCATCGCGTCCGAGGTCGACCTGACCGCCGACGACGGCCTGAAGGACTACGGCACCTGCACGGCCACCATCTTCCTGCTGAACGTCGACCAGTACCGGCGCAACCGCGACGTGATCCCCAACGCTGGAGGCTGGTGGTGGCTCGTCAATGCGATCAGCACGGCCTCCAATGGGTACGAGCATAGCGCCCGC